GTACCGTACCCCCTCGTGGATTTAGATTATTGAACGCCCCCCGCATTAGGACAGGCGTTCTACTTTGTCTTGGATGCGCGGCGCTGTGCGCGGTTCCGCATCGGTGTTGCGCTCGGCTTCTTGCGCGCGGTCATCAACTCGATGAGCGGCTTCCAGTCAGCGGCGTAGACCTTCACCTGGTCGTAGCGTTCCATCGCAGCGGAGACCGCCCCCCTGTCTACCCGCCCTGCCTTCGTCTCTTCGTAAACTTCCTGCAGCGCAGTGGCGATAGCAGGCACGTTCGGGATTGCGAAGAAGGAAACTTGGAACTCGTCCCACACGCGCTGGACTGGCACTGCCTTACTGTGCGGCCCGATCAACTCAGGCTGTGCGCTGAAGTCAGAGACGATCACCGGCGTGCCGCAGGCTTGGCTCTCCACCGCAGGGATGCCGAAGCCTTCGCCCATCGAGGTGAGCAGTTGCACGTCAGCGGCTGAATACATTTGCGCGATGGCGTCTTGCGGGATGCCGTTGCGGAAGTGGACTGGGTGTGGATAACGAACGCGCTGTTGGTCAATGCCAAGCGACCCGACCAAGCGCGGAATGTTCACGCCTTCGCTGTGTCCGTTCGGCTCCGTATGGATCATCCAATAGACGTCAGGTCGGTCGCGCATAAAGGTCGCCATTGCGTCAGCCATCTCACCGAACGCCTTGCGGACTGGGATGCGTCCTCGGTTGGCTGCGTTCGTCACGACGAGGAAGGCGTCCTCTGGGATGCCCATTGCCTGTCGTGCGCCCTTGCCTCGGTCGTAGAAGACATCGCGGTCAATGGCGTGCGGGATGTAGGTCAGTTCCTCTCTTGGGATGCCAGCCTTCAGGAGTCTGTCCTCACCGAAGCGACTCATTGCGATGACGTGGTGCTTCCCTTCCAGTGCGAACTTGGCAACGCCAGGTGGCACTGGGTCGTGGTCGATCGGAGTCCAGCAGGCGAGGTTCAGTTCCTTGAATGCCTCAACGCCGTTCAGCGGCCAGAGGTCAAATAATAGAACCGAGAAGGAATCTGGTTTGCCCTCAGCCCACGCTTTCAGATTCTCAGGCGCTGCGTCAAGCGAGTAGCGGATCAGTCCCTCTGGGAAGATCGGGTGACCGTGCGAGCAGTTCATCATCACGGCCGCACCGTGGTTCGCGCTGATTGCAACCTCGTGTCCGTCTCTGATCATCTGGTGAACGACCTGCGCGGTCTGCATCCCATAGCCCGAAGGGATGTGGCAGGCGTTGGAGTACCAACCGATGCGGCTCATTGTCCTCTCCTCTGCTCCTACTTGTGCTTGGTCGCACGACCGTGGCACGTTCTGCATAGTACCCGAAGCCGATGCTCTGGCGCTAGTAGCGGACCGCCCTTGCTGATCGGGTCAAGGTGGTCCACGGTCAGGTCGCTGGTCTTGCCGCAGACTTCACACCACGGGCGCTTGCTCCTGATCTGGCTGCTCAACTTCTTCCACGCTGGGTCAAGGTATGGATTGGGTCTGCCTTCCTTCCATCGGCTCTGCGCCGCCGCTCGATGCGTCTGGCATCGGTTGCCGACCATCGTGAGCACGCCGCAGTCCAAGCAGGGTCTCTGGAAGGTCACGCCTTCAGGAACTCTGGCAACGGCAGAGACGGCGCGATGACCTTCGCCAAGTGATCCACCACGCGCTCGGCGGCATCCTCAAAGAGCGGGTCATAGATTGCCCACGCGATCTTGCCGAACGCTTCCTCCATTGCCTCGACCGTCTGGTCAAGTCGGGCCATCACGATGTGCAGCATCTCGTGCGTCAGCACCTCGCGCTGGAGTTCTGGCGTCTGCTTCCAGAAGTCGTGGCTCACGCGCAGGTCGGCGGTCTCTGCCTGTGCGTGCGGGTTGATGTCTGCCCACGCCTCTACGTCTGCGGCATCACGCACCACGGTGATCTTCCAGTAGGTGACGTTCATTGCAACCTGCAACTCAGCGACGTAGCCTTCTAGCGCGTCGTATTTGTCTGGCGTCGGTTGCTTGGCTGCCACGTGTCCTCCAGTCCTCAAGTTGGTCGCCTGCCGATGGGAGGACTCCACCGGCAGGCTTGAGCCGCGCAAGCGCGGCGTCCGCCTATCTTACGGCTTGCGCCACACGGTCACGTAGGAGTCTTGGATCGGCTCAACGCCGAGGCTGCTCAGCCACGCCTTCACGAAGCGGTCTTTGCCGTTGCCGTTGATCTTGCAGTCATCCACAGCAATGAGGCAGCCAGACGGCAGCCGTGGGTAGATGCTGGTCAGTTCGGCGAGGTGATGGGTTGGCGACTCAATGCCTGGGGTCACGTCATACGAATCCAGATACAGGAAGTCCAACTTCTCAGGGTGCGGGATCATCCGCAGCCCCTGCACGGAGTCAATGCACTGCACGTCCACGAGTGGCGCCACAGTCTTGGCGTATGCCACGGCTCTTGGGTTGATGTCAAAGGCGATTGCACTCCCACCAGTGCGCTCGATGATCCAGTTCCAGACCTGCGTGCTTTGCCCATCGCCACTCCAGTTATCAGCCTGGCGAGCGCAGCCAGTCTCTGCGATGTGGACTGGCTCTTGCTTGGCGAGCAGGTGGTAGGCGATCACCTTGAAGGCTGGCCACCGACGATCCTCGCCCACCTTGCCCCTGAACTCGCGCTCAAACTCGGCGAGGCTCATTCGCTGATCTTGTAGGAGTTAGTGCGGCACGTCACGCGGAACACCATTCCGTTCACCTCTTTGATCTGCGCGTCAATCGCGCCGATCAGACCACACGCCTTGCAGACTGCCACGACGTCATCTGCCATTGCCTTCACGTCAAAGTTGTTCGGGTGCTTGGCGCGCGCCTCCTGCTCGTCCAGTCCGTCCTCGACCATTGCGATCTGGCCGTAGGTGATGTTGTTGCGCTCCCAGCCGAGGACGTGTCCGAGTAGGTCTTGGCTCAGGATGCTGCTGCTCCGCATTGCTTGGTCAATCCACGTCAACCTGCCCTCGACTGTCTTCTCGCGGCTGATCGCTGGTCGCGGCGCCTTCTTAGTCTCTTGCACGGTGCGGATGCGGTACAGATCCACGGTGCGCCAGCCGTCCTCTGCGACTTCGCCAAACAGGTTGATGAACCGCTGCTCAACGTCCTCTGGGACGCGGCGCTCTTCTGCGACGTAGGCGTAGGCGCTGCGCCGGCTGATCTTCAGCGCCTCGGCGAGTGCCTCGATGCGGCCGCGTGTGGACTTATGCGGGAAGGCGTGCTTGGCGACGATCCTCATCCAATCGCCACGAATGCTACGAACAGTGAACACTCGCCCTCCTCTCCTGCTACGGCAGGACTGTGACTCTAACCCTTTGCACTCCAGTATTCAAGTCTACGCCGAGGGCAGTGAAGGCGGCCATACTTAGGTCCACCAACTTCTCGTTGTCTGTCTGCCCACGACACTGGCACCAGTCCACTACCCACGCGACGATCGCCTTGCCGTTCTTGAGGTTCTCCACGATGATGCGGTACGGCTTCTTGCCCCAGCGAAAGTCCTTGATCTTGCGGAGGGCTGGCCCCGCCGCTGCATAGAAGAGCGTCGGCTTCTCGCCTCGCGTGTACCAGGCGTTGTTCTTGGTCGCGTCGTACCACGTTGCCTTGCCCTTCACGGACAGGAAGAGCGACTCAGCGACAGGCGTTGACTCTGGCTTGAACGAATCCCGCAGCGGTGCATCAGGCGCGCTTGGCAAGGCGAAGATGATCGCAGCGGTGATCAGCATCGTGAGCGCCGAGAGCCAGACCCTCCGACTCCTGATCACTCAGGCGGCTCCGCTGCTACGAACCAATCGCAGAAGTCGTCAAGGTCAAGGATGATCACGGCGCGACGACGGCCGCCGCCAACGCCTGGACTGTCACCGATCACCAAGCCACGCAACTGGTCGCTCTTCACCGGCACGGTCTGCAACCAATCCCACTGGCGCTCGCTGAAACTGCCGCCCACCTTGCACTGCACGGCCAGCCAATCGTTCGCAACGTCTTGCTTGCCGCCAAACTGCCCGACGCGCTGACCGAGCAGACGCTTGGCAACCTCGCGCTCGAAGGCATTGCCACGCGCGCGGCTGTTCTTCCCCTTGCGGCTCTTGGCTGGGTCAATCATCTTCTTGGTGGCTTCGTCCTTGAAGTAGCCCATCAGACGAGCCTTGCCAAGACTGCAGAGCCGCCGTCGCTCAGGGTGAAGCGTGCGACCTGAATCTCCATCACGCCGTGCTTGATCAGGTCGGCGTTCGTCTTGCGGTTGCCGATCCCTTCGTACAAAAAGAACCAACCGTCAGGCGCGATGGCGTCGGCGTAGCGCATTGAGAGGTTGCACCAGACGCGGCCAGTGACTCCAGGCTCCTCGCACCACGCATCAGCGCCCTCCTGAACGGCGACCACCTTGTCATCAAGGAATGGTGCGGCTCGCTCGATGCGGGTCATTTCACGCAGGCTCTGTGATACCAGGCGAAGCGGGTGTTGCGCTTGTTGGCGACGAAGGTGATCACCTTGACGCGCCACGACTCTTTCAGCGTATTCAGGTCACCGCTGCACGCTCCGCAACTCGTTGCTGCGAAGACAGGCTCCTTGCGAGGTCCGCCTCGCTGCGCCTTCACTGCTGCCATAGCACGCTCCTTGTGATCCAGATGATCGTGGCGAATGCCAAGATGATGAAGATGGTACCCGCTGCCGCACCGCCACGCCTAGCCGCAACCGGCAGCGACAGGCTGACGATGATCACGAAGAAGAGTTGCAGCCCTGCAATGACCAGACCAACTGCGTCCCACACGTCAGTGACCGATGCCGTTCAGCGTTGAGACCAGACGAGCGACCATCTTCTCAATGGCCTCCTGAGCCGTCTCGCCAGTTGCCGTGATCTCGCCGTCCTCGTCATCAAGGATCACCGTCCACACGCCCTTGATCTGCACGCAGTCTTGAACCCTGTAGCCGACCTGCGCTGCGAGAATCTCTAGTTCTCTCATTCGCCCTCCATCTTGTCGGTGATGACGCGATAGGCGTCCTCAGGCGACAGGCTTGTCGTGTCCACCGTAAGGTCTGCCCTGCTGTCTGTCCAGCCCCTTTCCGTGATGTCAGCGGCTCCGTACAGGTTGCCGCCCACCCGCTGGCGCCTGACCTCCTCTGAGGCTGTCAGCCGAACGATAAAGATGTCTGGGTCAATGGCGCGGAGATACTGGACCTCGGCATCCAGCCGCACGTCATCCACAACCACGCCGAAGCCGATTCGCTTCAACTCGAAGTAGTCCTTGCGCCAGACCCTGAGCCAGAAGTGCGTGTCCACGCCCCGCATTGCCGCACCAATGTCCTGCAACAGTTCTCTGCCGGTCAAGGTGCTGTCACCAAAGTTGCGGCTCACGGTTAGCATCTCGCTCTTGCCGAGGTCGTTGTACGCCATCGCCGCGATGTGCTTAATGGCATCCGCGATGCCGTGCCGACGGTACTCACGATGCTCCACAAAGAGCGACGCAATAGTGGACTTGCCGCTCCCCTGCGGCCCAAGAATCGCCAGCGACCTCATACGAGTGTGCTCAACAGCGACTGCCGAACCCTCTTTGAGTCTTCATACGCCGGCTCGCCCTTCTCCCAGGCATCTTCTGCCTTGATCCAGCCAACGACCTCAACCTCCCTGAAGTCAGTCTCTGGGTCTGGGTATGCAAGGAAGAGCACCTTGTCAGAGCCGAGGTCCTTCTTCCTGACCACGAGTCCGAAGTTTGATTTCGTCACGTGCCTCACCTCAATGTTTCGTCCGACGTCTGGCTCGTCCTTGTGCCTCCAGTGCTCAGCGGCGGGCCAGACCTTTGCGTGCCAAGTCCGATTGGTTGCCTTTGCCACGGCGCACTCAGCCGCTGCTGCTGCGTGTCCGGCAACGGCGTCATCCTCGTAAACCATCCTGCTCCTGTCGTAGTACGCCTTGTCCTTGCTGTTCTCGTTTTGGATGGTTCGCTCCTTGCCAATGCGCTTTGCCTCCTCCCATTCTTCTTGCGTCAAGGTGACTCTCATCGTCGTCCCCCCTTCGCAATAATCTCGCCAATACTCATCACGCCGTTAGTAAGAGTCTTCTCTTCTCTACTCTTCTCTTCTCTACTCTTCTCTAGCGCGTGACCAAACCGTGACTCAGCCACTTTTCCCGCACGAGCGCGTTGCTGACGTTGAGCCGACGTCGCGTCCACTTGCCATCGAGACCAGTTCGAGACGGCCACGACACCTGTCTGAGACACCTCTAGCAGCCCTTCGGCAACGAGTCGAGCCACTGCCCGATTGAGGCGCGGCCCGATGACTGCGGCAAGGTGTTGCCGGTCACGAAACTCGCCGCCCTTCCGCATCTCCTTTGCGATCTCCAGAATCGTGACGAACGCACGGAACTGCGTGTCGGTGAGACTGGCGATGATCGCGTCCTTGTGCGCTCCTGCTGACCACTTGATCCAAAGATTCATTGTGTTCTCCTCCGACTTTCTCTTGCTTAGAACGGCATCTCGCCGAGGTCATCCTCTGGCACGAGTTTGGGCTTCGCCGGTGCAGCCGACTGCGACGCGATGAACTTCTGACTCGGCTTGTCCTTGCAGTACGAGCCGTCTGGGGTCTTGTGAGACGCCGCCCAGAATGCGTTGTACGGCTTGCCGCTCGCCTTGCTGATGCCGCCTGGCTTCAAGGTCCACAGTTCGCCGTGGCTGCACGTCTCATCGCCGACGTTCTCGGCAAAGAGCATTGCCGCCTTCGCAGCGATTATTGCGTCGCTGGTAGCGTCGTCAGAATCAACGGAGAGGGGTGTAGGAGCCACGGAGAGGCGCGGAACCCTCGCAAGTGGTACTACGGCACCCTTGTCTGGCGAATAGAGGCTCCTGCCCACTCCCAACTGAGCGGCGCACCTGCGGAGCGCATCACTGGCCGCAGACTTCAGCGGCTCGTCATCCTGAGCAGAGTTCGGGTAGCCGAAGTCCTGTCGGATCGTGGTCTTCCCACCGATCACGACGGCGAGTGAGCCGTGGACGACGTTGCGTGCGCCGTCTGCGACCTTCACCTCAAACTGCCAGCCCTCAATGCCGAGGACGTCATCAAGCCGCTGCGCGACTGCTCGCGCGTCGGCGTAGGTGAACGTCATCCCTGCTCGCCCTGGGCGATGCTTCAGGTCCTTCTCCTCGAATGGCGCGCAGAGCGCCTTGCTGATGTCGTTGCTCACTTGTCCACCTCCTCTGTCCTGAACTTGAAGACTCGCGCGCCGGGAACTTCCCGCGTCGCGGCTTCTACAACCTTCGGGTCAATCTTTGTGGCGACCTCCTTCCAGTCCGTCTTGAGCGACGGCTTGTTCTGCTTCCACGTTGCCGACCAGCCTTGACCTGCGATCCCAGCCTTCTCGCCGATGGACTCCTTGAGACTGATCGCAAGGTTCTGGAGTTCTTGATCAAGCAACTTGGACTCGTACTGCTTCTCGGCGTAGAGCGCCGCAAGCCTGTCCAGCGAAGTGTCAGCCTGCGCCCACTCCTCGCTGGTCTGCGGTACCACCTGCGCCAGTGCGTCGCTGTCCTCACCCTGCAAGGTTGGCGGCGTGTCTGTTGCGAGGAGGTTGCGGAACTCCACTGCCTTCGCGTACAACTGCGTCTGATAGTTCACGTCAGCCTCAACCCGCTCGATGCGGAAGACCAGACCACCGAGCAGGACTGCCACGTCGCACCACGGTGCCGCCGTCACGAACATTTGCCACTGCACCTGCGCCACCACCTCTGGCGGCACTGGGTGCAGACTCCAGCGCGGCGAGGTGCTGGTCTTGATCTCCACCAAGCCGTCCTCGCCGACGATGGTGCGGTCGAGTGACGCCATCACCCACGGCAGTTCCTTGAGTCGCACGATGCCGTTGCTGCGGCGCAACTCGCGGCCAGTCTCCATCTCGTAGAACTCTGCCACTGCGTTCTCCAACAGGATGCCGCGCACCGCTGCCGGTCCAACTGGGTCTGGCGTGAACTTGCCCAACTTCTCAGCCCAGAGTTGGTACGGCGTCTTGTATGGATTCAGCCCCGCGATCACCGAGACGTCGGTCGCCGTGATGCCGTCAGCCCGAAGTGCGAACCACTCAGGACTGCGCTGCTCTGCCTTCACAAACTCGTATTGCTTGCTCACGCTTTGACCTCCTTCTTTGCCTGCTCCAGAAGGCGCTTCGCCTCATCGAGCCTAATCCCGCCCTCTGGCTTGTAGATTTGCACCAGCGTCTGATAGTGCCTGACCAGGCACTTCTTGCAGAGCCGCTGTCCGAGACCAGGCTTGACCTCGGTTTCACACTTGGCGTCGCACAGGACGCACTTCCACTTGATCACTTGCCCTCCTTCTTTCTGTCCTTCTTGGCGAACCCTTCGCCCTTGTAAACCACCGCCGCTGGCGAATAGACCATCCGCATCCAGCGGCCGCACTTCTCGCAGCGCGGGTTGTAGACGTTCGTGATTGAGTGCGTGTGTTCCTCTCGGTGTCCGCAGTCGCCGCAGCGGTACTCGTAGACTGGCATTAGCCAAGCCACGCAAACAGGAACACGATGAACGCAAAGCCGTAGATGCCGATGGCGATGTCCATCAGCGCCTGCGATCTGCGCTTCTGCTCATCGAGCAGTGTCGTGCGGATTGCCACTCGCTTATAGACCAGTGGCTGCGTCTTTCGGTTCAGCCTCATCGCATTGACCCCAGTGCCAAGAGCAGCACCATTGCTGCGATGAACGATACGACTGCGAGTGTGTCCAAGATCATTGTCTTCATCAGCGCACCGCCTTGCGGTTGAAGTTGAGAGCGTTGCGAAGATCATCAAGACCATCGCCAACTAGTGGTGCAACCTTTGCACTGACCGGCTTTGATGCCTTGCTCTTCGCAAGTCGCTTGGTGATGCGCGAGTTCTGATACTCAGCATTGGCTGCCACCGCTGCTGCTGCCTTACTGAAGTCCCACTTCTTGTTCATTTAGACCTCCTCAGCAGGATCAGCCTTTTGGCTGGTTCCTCCCTGCTGTCACGATCTTAGAACGTGATGTCACGGCTTGTCAAGGGGTAGCCTCCCAGACTGGAGGAGGTCAGTCTGGGAGGTCGCTGGCATAGCCAGCGGCGTCATCGTCCTCATCGAGCAGGTCTAGAACCACCTCTAGGCACGCTCGGCAGATAGCGTAGGACAGGACTGCAGAATAGCCGACCGTGAGGCTGACTTCCTGTTCGGCAAACCTCCACACCCTGCGAGTCTCCCCGCACGGGGTGCAGGCTCCTATGTCCTGCGGCCTCGGTGCCGGCGGACCTGCAAGGAACGGCACTAGCGCAAGCGGATTAGGTACTCGGCTGAGACCTCTCCATCGCCGTCAAAGAACATTAGCCACTGCCCTGGTTCGCCGGACGCGCCGACGACCTCCTGAGCAAAGCGGTTGCTGCTCTCAAGCGACGGACTGCACCACGTCGTGATCTTGCCGTCGGCAAGGACGAGTCGCGCTGGCTGGTGCCAGTGTCCGAACCAGAGGTAGTCAAACGGCGCGACGCTGAGACGCCAGCCGCTCGCCTTCTTTGCAACGCCGTACCACGGCATCCCAAGTCCACCCCTGAACTGATCGCCGTGCACGATCATCCCGATCTTGCCGCCTGGCAAGTCGAGCGTGTCGTACCAGTGCCGACCGCCAACGGTGAGGCTCTCTTTCCAACTCACACGCTTCTCGCTCAGCACGAGTGAGCGCGCAATGTTGTAGAGAATCGCATCGCTGTTGCTTTCTGGCGAGTGATCCGAGTAGCGCCCCAATCGTCCGTGGTTGCCGATTGCGCCATAGACTTCCACCTGCGGGAAGAGTGCGGCCATCGCCCTGACGAACTGCGCCAGCATCTCCGCGCCTCGGAAGATTTGGACGTACAGACCGCCAGCCTCAACTTCGTAGGCTTGTCCTGGGAAGATGTTGCCGTCTGACTCCACGAGGTCGCCAGTGAGCAGAATCTTCACCGTGTCCACAGGGTGATCCTTGCGCTGAATCTCTACGACGCGCTTGACCTTCTCGGCGAGCAACTGCAGCCGCTTGGCTGCGGTGTCAATGTCGTAGTCCACGCTCTTCTTGCCAAGTTGCCAGTCGCTCAGTTGCACGACTGCAACCTCGCGCTTTCCCTTGCGCTTGTCTGGCTTAGGTGCTGGCACGGCAGGAATCTTCATCCCGACCGCCGCATCCTTCGCGGCGCGGTAGACCGCCTCGACGAGTTCTTCGGTCTGCTGATCCTTCTTGGCGAGTGCGCGCAACGCACGCCGGTGCGCCGACTTCAGTTCGTTGAGTTCGTCCTCGCGCTGAAACTCGATCAGGTCTTCTGGCATTTGCAGTCTCCTCTCCTGTGTCGCTGGATGTTCTGCTGCGCCCAGTGCTGGTTGCGAATCTCGCACCACTTCTGGATTGCCTTCGCCGTGATCTTCGCGGCTGCGAGTGCCTTGTCGAGCGATTGCCGATCAGCCTCGCTTATGTCAAGCAACTGATAGCCGCAGAGTGGCCCTTTGTAGCCACCCTGCAGCGTCAGAAACTCGTCTAGGTCCTCCATTGCAACCTCCTACTTGCGGCGCGACTACACGCCGCTTTGCCGAGAGTGAAGCCTCCTCAGGCTTGTGTCAAGACCTTACTTCTTACCGCCGATGCCGTAGTCGCTCTGGCTTGGGTCGAGCGCCTTGACCAGTACGGCCAAGCCTGACGCCAGACCAGCCGACAGGACAGTTCGGAAGTCGCCGCCAGTGATGTCGAGCAGCGGGATGCCGAGTCCGAGTGCGACTGAGATTGAGACCGTCAGAAAGGTGCGAACTGCGTCAAGCACCATCTCGTCAAGTTTGCTCGCGTCAAGAATCTTCTGAACCTTGTTCATTGTCTTTCCTTTCACTTCTTCGTCACGATGACGATGTGGCTTGCAGGCGAGCCTGGCTTGCCTGAAGCGATTGCCTTGAGTTCAGCCTCCGTGACCGGCACGGCGTACTGTTCCTTCGGTACACGCTCATCAAACGTAGGGTCAGCGAAGACCAGCGTCTGCGCCTCTGAATCATAGCCTGCGCTGGTGAGGTGTCCGTACCCTGCGGCGATGACCTTCGGGTCCTTCTTCTGCCAGTAGGACGCCCAGTTGCGATGCCATTTTGACAGCGCCTGCTTTGGGTAGCCGATCGGTGCCTGCACCCAGACGATGAGTGCGGCGCCAGCCTTTGCAGCGGCAACCGCCTCGGCGAAGGTATCAGCAGGCTTTGCCTTGCAGCCCAGTTCGCGGACGGTCTTCATCATCTCGCTCAGGCTTGAGCCGTTGTCGCTGACCCCTTGCTTCTCTTTGAAGCCAGTGGCGCGCTCCTTTGCCGCTACGCCGTCGGCTGCGCTGAAGTCAGGCGCGTAGCCGTTCACGAAGGCCGCAGCCGCAGCCGCGCTGGATGGTCCGCAGTCGTCAAGGATTGCGCCGACCTTCTTCTGCGCCTCGGCGTCAGAATAGAGTTGCGACTTGATGCGGTACTTCACTCGCCGATCTCTTCCTTGATGTGAGCGGCAAGTGCGAGACCAGCCGTCTGCAAGTCGAGTGCAGCACTGATCGGATGACCACAGGTGCAGCCCTCGCTGTAGTCGTTGCCGTTGTCGCCACGCTTCCAGAGCGTGCCGCCGAAGGCGCTCGCATCTTCGCTTGGCACGAGTGCAACCCACTCGCCTGGCGCGGTGTCAATCCGCGTCCAGCCCTGCTCCTTGAGTTCCTTGATGTGATCTTCGGTTGTCATTCTTTCCACCTCAAGTATCCTGTTGCGATCCAGACGATTGTCATCAGGATGAACAGCGTTGCCATTGTGCTTTGCGTCTGACCCTCTGGCAGTACGACCACCGCGAAGAGCAGACCGAGGATCGTCCACGAGCCTCCGACCAGATCGTTGATGATGTTCCTAAGCACGGCGACCACCCTTTCGGCTTGGCGTATTTCCATTGCCTCCTGCTGGTCCGCCGCCGCCAATGTTAGCAGCCGCTCGTGCGGCATTTGACGCTGCGGCAGCCACACTTGCAACTTGGCTGGCAATGATTGCGAC